GATTAAACATTACCTAGCAGAGTTAAAGCCTAACGGCGGCTCATCTATCAAGGATCAGGTCTCTCGCCTTGAAGCGCGTGTCGATACCATAATTGAGTTGTTAGGTAAGTAACACTTTACCTATGGCTAAGAAGAAGGTCATAGACCTAGACACTTACAACGCGCTAGACGCGTGGGCTATCAGTCTGCATGAGATGTACTCAAGTCTGCGCAGAGCAGGGTTCGGCGTTGATATTGCTTTGGGAATTATTATGGAACGTGATGCTTATCCTGATTGGATACTTCCAGCCTTGCCTAATCGAATAGACAATATCCCCTACGAAGATGAGGATGACGATTAAGCGAATCGTAATACTGTCAGACTTGCAAGTGCCTTTCGAGGACGTGCATGTCACACGCAACATCGCTAAGTTCTTACAAACCTTTAAGCCAGACCAGACAGTCACCATCGGCGATGAGATTGACTTCCAGACCATCAGCAAGTGGTCAGAAGGCACACCTCAAGCCTACGAGCAAAGCCTCGGCGATGATCGTGACCGATGCGTAGAGCTGCTCTGGGAACTAGGGGTTACAGACTGCATCAGGTCTAACCACACAGACCGCCTTTACAATATCATCATGAAGAAGATTCCATCATTTCTATCCTTGCCAGAGCTGCGCTTTGAGAAGTTCCTCAAGTTCGATGAGCTAGGCATAACCTTTCATAAGAACCCTATGGCTATTGCACCCAACTGGATAGCAGTCCATGGAGACCATACACCCATTAAGCAGCTAGGGGGCTTATCAGCCCTTGAGGCGGCTCGTAGGCATGGGAAGAACGTCATCTCTGGTCATACCCATAGGGCAGGGCGTAGCGCCTTCACAGAAGCCTCTGGAGGGCGTTTAGGGCGTGTTTTACATGGAGTTGAGGTAGGTAATCTAATGGACTTCAGACAAGCCTCATACACCAAGGGAACGGCTAATTGGCAGCAAGCCTTTGCCATCATGTATGTCAAGGGTTCTAACGTCCAAGTAGACATAATCAACATCGAGAAGAATGGCACGTTTATTGTGCAGGGCAAGGTCTATGGACGGGTTCGCTAGTCCAGTCTTTGAGGAAGAAGACCCTTCCCAAATCGTTATCATTTCGTTATCTAAAAAGGGTGGCTGTCGCATAGTCCTCATGTAGATTGGTACTACCAACTACAGAAAGGGCTCACAATGACAGTATTACAGTTAATCATTCTGGCAGTAGCAGTCGGATCATTTGCTATCGGTCGCTACTCTGGATATCACGATGGCTACGTTAAGGGGCGCATAGCAGTACGCCGCTACTACGAGTCACTTGAGCGAGTTAGCCGATGAACGCGGGTGACTTCCTTACAGAAGCCAGAGCTACGATACAAGATCGTGGTATGCACTATGGACATCCATCAGACAATATGCAGAGAACCGCAGCATTATGGAGTTCATACCTCGAAATGCCAATCACAGACTATCAAGTTGCAACTTGTATGGCATTGGTCAAAATCGCACGAAGTATGGAGAGTGCGAAAGTGGACAACCAAGTCGATGCCTGTGCCTACCTTGCAATAGCGGGCACTTTACAGACACAGGAGAATGAACTCTATGTTTAACCTAGAAGATTACGAGACAGTCGAAGAACGCCTAGTTAAGTTCTGGAAGGATCACCCAGATGGACAGATTCACACGAAAGTCCTCGAACACACAAGCGCTAGGTTTATCGTTGAAGCAAGCATCTACAGAACTGAAGCTGACAGCCGCCCTTGGACTACTGGGTTGGCTGAAGAAACAGTACAGGGCAGGGGCGTTAATGCCACATCTGCGCTGGAGAATTGTGAAACTTCTGCCATTGGTAGGGCTCTTGCGAATGCTGGCTATGCAACAAAGGGCAAGCGAGCATCTAGAGAAGAGATGTCTAAGGTAAAGGCTAAGGTGGAAGTGCAGAATATCGTGCAGGAGACCAAGGCAAAGATGGCAGACACAGCCAAGGAATATGTACCTGTGCCTGTAGAATCAGATCCATGGAATCAGAGCTTTGCAGCACCAGTTCAGACTATGGAGCAAGCAGTCGAGACAGTCAAGGCTGTCCTTGGTGGCACACCGACAGACGAGAGCTGTATCCATGGTGCGCGTGTATGGAAAACAGGAACCTCTAAAGCTGGTAAGCCATGGGGTCATTGGAAGTGCATGGCTCAGATACTAGGAGATGCAGAACGCTGCGAGCCTATCTGGTATGAGATTGACAAGGAAACAGGTAAGTGGAAGCCACAGGTGAAACGCTGATGGGTCACATACAGTTCCTCAACCAAGATGGAGAATGGGAATCATTTCCCAATGAAGAACAAGAAGCTAATCTAAGAGAAAACGCTAAACTGCTCGAAGAGCTTGGTTACAAGCTGATCTGTCAATTATGCAATAAGTTTCCTAACAGGCAACAGATTCGTGAACGCTACTTAAAGCATGAATGGACTTGCGCTGATTGTGGAACAATTAACTCTGCTGGTCGTGCATGACACGACACAGGAAAGACCGAGGCTTGCGAACCGAGCGAGTGGTTGCAGCCTATCTCTCGACTTGGTGGAGAAGCGCAGGTGTCGGTCGTGGAGCTGGAAAAGATATAACCAACGTCCCGTTCGATGTTGAGGTTAAGGCTAGATCGGCGTTCCAGCCCCTAGAGTGGTTGCGCCAAGCTACTAAGAGAGCGGGTGGCAAAGAGCTTCCGTTTGTGGTGTGTCGCATGAATGGACAGGGTGAAGATGCTTCCGAGTATCTTGCTTTCATGCGGTTTGGTGACTTGGTGCAATTACTTTTACCAATCTACGGAGATATACAGAAAGATTCGGTAGAATTAGAGCCTGAAAGATGCGCATCGTGCGGATCGTGGAAGTTGGTTGATGTGCCATGCAGGACGTGTAAGTAATGCCTATATACGAGTTCGAATGCAATAACGATTTATGTGAGGCTGATGCCCGCATAGAAAAGGAACTATCCATATCCAAGGTTCAAGACGGGATTGAATGTCCGTTCTGTAATGAACTAATGCGAAAGGTGTACTCAAGTGTTCCAGTCCATTTCAGAGGTTCAGGGTTCTATTCAACAGATAAGTAAGTTACGCATTGGTAGCTTATGCACAGGTTATGGCGGTCTTGATTTAGCGGTTGAGGCTCACTTTAACGCTGAGACAGTCTGGTGTGCAGAGTTTGACAAATACGCTAGTGAAGTAATTAAACATCATTTCAACGTTCCTAATTATGGGAATATCAAAACAATTAACTGGGCTCACATGCCTAAAATAGACATACTTACAGCTGGCTATCCATGCCAGCCCTTTAGCCATGCAGGAGAAAGAAAGGGCACACAAGATGAGCGACACCTATTCCCATATATCGCGGAAGCTATTAGCATCCTTAGACCACGATGGGTTGTCTTGGAGAATGTCAGAGGACATCTCAGCCTCGGACTTAAAGAAGTTCTCGCATGCCTTACCGATCTCGGGTATGACGCAAGATGGCAGCTTGTACGAGCTTCCGACGTTGGTGCCCCACACAGACGAGCCCGTATCTTCATTGTTGCCCACTCCAACAGTCATGCATGTGAGGAATCACGACGAACCCTTAGAAGTGTTCAAGGCGAGGCAGGAGAAATCATCTACGGGACAGATAGGACAATCAACGGGAGTAGCGGTGCGCATGCTAGCGACACCAACGACCAACATCAGCCACACAACAGGCAAATGCAGGAATTGGGGCGCAGATTTACTTCACGACGTGACATGCACTTGCAAACAGCGCCAGATGCATTGGATCAAGAAGGAAAATTAAACGCAGTATTCGTTGAATATATGATGGGTTTGCCTTTAGGTTGGATTACCGATTCAGCACTATCAAGGGCTCAACAACTTAAAATGCTCGGTAATGGGGTTGTACCTCAACAGGCTGAATACGCATTGGAGTTATTAACAGATGTGGATAACTAAGGTACAAAACATCAAACTACGCTTACGACACGCCCATGTTATCCACATGCTTGACAGGGCTGGTACACTCACTTCGCTAGAGCCCCTCAAGGGCTCAGAGCGGGCGCTTAAGCGTACAGCCCGCTCGGTAGCAATCGTTATTGGGATAGCTCTATCTATGCAGACTACTGCAGTAGGACAAGGCTCAATAAAGCCATATACAAGCCTTAAGCAATTAGCTGATTACCAATTAACTGATAAGCAATATAAATGCCATAACGAGATTGTCTATAGAGAGTCTCGGTTTAAGCATGATGCAGTTAATGGATCACATTATGGCTATTATCAG